TGATATGATTCTTCCATTAATGGGACGTCGTACTATGTCTGGACGTGATAAATGGCAATATTATACTATATCAAATACAGGAAATTTAAATACAAAATTACCAGTAAGCTTAAATGGAAAAAGTTGCACGAGTGAGTATGGTTGTGATAATATTAATAATGGTGATGTTGTTTATGTTGAAGGTTATAATGATACATTCCGTGCAACTGTTTATGAAACAAATACTTTCCAATATTTACCTCAACTTTAGAAATAATAAAAAAAAAATTAAGAATAAACTATATCTTACTATAATATAGTTTATCATGTCATTTTTTGATATTAAAGATTCAGTACCTGTAAAATCATCTTTTTTATCTTATAGTTTTCCAGAAGTTACATTATTTAATCAAGGTCAATGGTCAAAAGAAAAGATTTCTTTTTTAAGTTCAAATTATTACTATAAAATAAAATATCCAGCAAATAACGATACTCGATTATCATATTTTAAAAATGGAACCCCGAGTGTGTTTCGTCCAACACATATGTATTTGTGTGGGTTAATACATAACAATATTACTGGATTAACCTCGTCGGATAAGACAAATATTGTTGGAGAGTTAGTTATTGAGTGTGTTAATGATTCTGATTTTTCCAAAGTTTTTCTTTGTGTTTTTTTACAATCACCGGTCTCTGCGTCTACAATGAATCCTACAACTATTGATAAGATTATTGAAATGATTAATTCAGATCCAAATAATCAAAGTAACTATAAAACTAGTATACAGACGAAGTTAGATGTTGATATTCCTGCTTCAGAAAAGTGTATTATATATAAAGATTTTTCCAATTTTGTTATTATGCTTATGCAACCTATAGTATTAACAACTGAAAATACAAAAACAATAATATCTAAACTAGAAACTGGTACTGCTTTATTTAGTATGTCTGCACCAAATGATTATAAAAATGTTACGGCAGAACAGGCTAGTGGTAGTACTACTAATGCTTCTGGTTCTGATTCTAGTGGTTATAAAAAAGCGTTGCCAGAAGATGAAATATATATTGATTGTAAACCTACTGGACCAGGAGTCGGTGAGGTTACAACCTATCAAATTCCGATTAATAGTGCTTTTTCACAAGATCTTCAACAAATGAATTTTATTAAAACGGGTGTTAACTTTTTTATTTTTACATTAGCGATTATGTGTATTTATCTAGTTGTTCCGATGGCTTATAAATCAGTAGTAATAGATAAGGCAAATGTTTTACTAACAGGTGATAAAGAAAGAAAAATTCGTATTCGAAGTGTGGATGTATGTTTATGTTTTTTATTTTTAGCCTACGGAGTTACAAATATATTTTTCGGGTTTAGTAAGGACGGTAATATTGAAATTGCTATGAGTGGCTTATTCGTGCTAACATTTTTTCTTTTATCTGCATCTATAATTCAATTTAATAAATTAAATGATGAGTTTATGAGAACGAGAGATATTACAACAAAATATATTCCTGATGAAGAAAAAACAACAAGTTTCTATGACCATGACGATATATTTAAATTCTTAGGATTAGCAGGTGGTTATGCTACAAAGGTTACAAATGGTCCATTTATGCATATATTGGTATTATTGTTTTTATTTACATTAGTAATGTTATATTTACGATCTTCAAATCAAGTAAACCCTAAAGATTTTATTACATATTTTACAGAAATAGGGTTGCTTATAATTATTGGATTTCCTATATTTTATTTTTTTATTTCACCATAATTTTTAATATGAAAATTTTGTGAATTCATATTAAAACTCGCCTTATTATAAAGAATACATAGATGCATCTTTTATGTTATCGGCTACGGGCTTATAACTGCTTGATGTAAATACACTAGGTTCGCTATGTCCTATAGGCGCCATTTTTTGCACTAATTCTTCTTCTAATGATTCTGGTTTTGCTGGGTTCATAGCTGCCAATTCAAAATCTTTTTTAGCTTGTGTTGGTGTATATTTGATCATCTGTATACGTCCTGTTTTATTTTCACTACGACGTAATAATTCGTAAGCAACAAAAACATAAACTACTGCTAAAATTGGATTCACATAAAATAATAAATATACAGTTACTATAAAAATTGTTAACATACCTAAAGATGAATCAATTATACCCGCTAAAAAATCAGGTGTTTGGATTGGTAAAACAATATAAATTATAAAAACGATTAATAATCCGATTTCCAATTGTGAAAACGATTTAAAAACATTTGGAATATTTGGGAAATTCATTTTATATTATACATTACTATTATATTTTTTCAATTCTCAAGGTTATCATTCCTCAGAAAATTGAAACATCCTAAATAGATTTATAAAAGAATATATAAAATATACTTGTAATTATACTAATGAATCGTAAGAAATTCTTTCCAAATAAGAAAAATGCATCAAAAGCAGTTTCACCAAAAAATAAAGATTTTACGTTGACCGATGAATATAAAACTCTTATTTGTAGCCAATCTTATCTAGGAAAAAAAGGATATACTATACTAAAAAATAGTTTAATAAAAGAAGATGAGGAATTTCTCCGTAAAGAATTATTCGTTAAACCTATAATATTTGGCACTAATTTTGGAGGAAAGGGTTCTGATGATAGTAGTATATTTCCTGTCTTTCGTGAAAATGCAAATAAAATATATTTGCCTAGATTTTATGGTATTCAACGTTATGGATTACCACCTCGTTCTGAGATTGGTATAGGAGAAGATATTAATGTAGAATTTACTAAACCTTTACGTGATTATCAAGAGAAAATTATTAGTGTTTATACAAATTATGTAAATTCTGAAATATGCAGAGGTTCTTTAGAAAAAGGAAATGGTGGTATATTGGAGGTTCCTTGTGGTAGAGGTAAAACTATCATGGCTTTAAAAATCATATCGTTGCTTAAAAAGAAAACGCTTATTATTGTTCATAAAGAATTTCTTATGAACCAATGGATAGAACGTATACGAGATTTCTTACCAGAAGCTACCGTTGGAAAAATCCAAGGTTCTACGTTTGATATTGAATGTAAAGATATCGTGATTGGAATGGTTCAAACTTTATATGATAAAGATTATGCACAGGATGCGTTTTCGTGTTTTGGTCTTACTATAATTGATGAAGTTCATCGTATTGGAAGTGAACAATTTTCTCGAACATTATTTAAAACAATTACTCCTTATATGCTTGGTATTTCAGCAACTGTAGACCGTAAAGATAAACTAACTCGGGTGCTTCACATGTTTATTGGTGACAAAATTTATAGTGAAAAACGAGAGGACGATGATTTAGTATCAGTTCGTGCGATTCGTTACATTTCGAATGACCCTGAGTTTAACGAAGTTGATGTTGATTTCCGCGGTATGCCAAAATATAGTACGATGATTACTAAATTATGTTCATTTGGTCCGCGTAGTGATTTCATTCTTCGTATTATTAAGGATCTAGTACAGGAGGAACCGGAAAATCAAATTATGATTCTCTGTCATAATCGTTCACTTTTATCTTACCTATTTGATGGAATTATTCATCGGAAAATTGCTGAGGTAGGGTATTATATAGGCGGTATGAAGCAGGCAAATTTACAAGAAACTGAAGGTAAACAAATAGTCCTTGCTACATATGCAATGGCAGCAGAAGCCTTAGATATAAAAACATTATCTACATTAATCATGGTAACTCCTAAAACTGATATTACACAATCAGTTGGACGTATTTTACGTGTTAAACATGAGAATCCTATTATTGTAGATATTGTAGATTCTCATGATTTATTTGAAAATCAGTGGAAACAACGTAAGCGTTTCTATAAAAAATGTAATTACCGTATCCGAGAAATCGATTCAACTAAATATACAAATATGATGGTGGATTGGGATACGGATAAACTATGGACTCGTAGTTTTGACCCAAAAAATAAAAGCGCTTGTACAAATGAAAAACAAGATTCCGAGGATGAACTTGATGCGAACCGAGTTATTTGTTCAAATCAAGGTAAATGTTTGATTAATTTAGCTGGAATAGATGGTTTGGAAGATTAGAAAGGCCACAACGTAAAACACTTTCTAGATTTTCTATGTTTACGTGACTTTTTTGTTTTACGACCACCTCTTAATTTTAAAGTTGTTATTCTGGTTGATCTCTTAGCCGATCTTAATGAACTTAACTTCTTTCTTCTTCCACCAACTTGTTTTGATTCATAGGCCGCTGTGTTTCCCCCAGTAGAAGTAGTTGTTGGACTAGGTAAAGTTGTTCCTTCTTTAAATTCAGTTCCAGTTAAAGAACCGTTTCCACTCATTTATATATTATATAAAAATATAATATCTAAAATTGATTTCTATTACACAAACCTACAAAAATAAATAGTTTTACATAAAATATTCTTTAGAATCAAAGAAAAGAAATGGGGGACGTTTTTCATTTTGGACATTTATTTTTGTCCAATTTTAATTTTATGGAAAAGAAATTTACAAAAGGGTCCTTGAAAATACTGTTTTACTCGTATATGGTTTCAATACCAAAAAAATCATTCAAAAATGCGCTGCATAAGAAAATAAATACTTTTACACAAAATCATATCGGCATTTTTTCTTTAGGCGAATAAAAAAATGCGGAAAATGCCAGAAAAAATAAATCTAAACTTATTATATATAATCGTAATGGAAATTATAAATAAAAATCAAGATTGTGACGTTAGGAAAAAATGCCTAATAAATCCTAATGAAAAAATGCCGAAATTTCAAGAGGAGTTTTGCTGTGAGAAATGTAATTTTACTGCAAATAAGTATAGTAACTGGGCTGCCCATCTCTCTACAAAAAAACATATACGTAATACAAGTGAAGAGTTTGTTATTAATAAGCATATTTGTGACTGCGGTAAAGAGTATAAACACATGTCAAGTTTATGCAATCATCGTAAAACTTGTAATAAACCTAAATCTACTGGTAATAATGATGTTATGCTATTGGAAATCATAAAACAAAATCAGGAAATACAAAACACATTTATAGAGCAAAATCGAGAATTACAAAATAAACTTGTAGAGATGTCTCAGACGCCACATATTACGAATAATATTCAAAATAATGTGCAAAATAATTTCAACTTAAATATGTTTTTAAATGAGCAGTGCAAAGATGCAATTAGTATAACAGATTTTATTGATTCTCTCCAGGTAGAAGTCTCTGACTTAGAAGCCACCGGTAAATTAGGTTATGTATTGGGTATTTCAAGAATTTTCATTAATAAATTAAAGGAATTAGATATACATGAGCGCCCATTACATTGCACTGATATAAAACGGGAGACGGTTTATATCAAAGATAAAGATGTATGGGAGAAAGAGAGTACAGAGAAAAGCACATTAAAACAGGTTGTTAAGAAAATTGCCCGTAAAAACTTACAACAATTACCTGCATGGCAAGAACAACATCCTGAATTTACAAAGTCAGATACACCTGAAAATAATGAATATATGAAGATTTCATTAAATGCTTTGGGTGCATATTCAAAAGAAGAAGAAGAAAAAGATATTGATAAAATTATGAAAAATGTATTAAAAGAAGTTGTTATTGAGAAAAAAGGAAATTAACGATAATTTTTGTAACTCGTTTTCTTAGGAAATTTAGGTTTATTTTGAGTGTTTTTCTCCGCAATTAAATTACTAATATGAACGATTTTTGATTTTGGATCCGCAAGACGAACCGGTGTCCACCTCTTAAACTTTCTATTAAAAACGCATTCCATTAATAATACTTTCTCAATTTCAACATATTTATCAATATCCATATTTTGGAAATCCTCTTCATCGTCACTTTCTTCAATATAATCCAAATTCTTATTCTCGCGAATATTTCGAAACAGACCATTCATAAAAACACTTGTTTTATAATTAGGGATATATGCAATATTATAGTAAACAGATTCATTATTTTTACCGTATGCAAATAGATGATAAATATCAAATTGTACATCCGCTATTACTTGAAACGTGGTAGGATATTTATATTGCGGTTTCATATAATCCATAATGAGTTCGGTGGACTCAAAATTATAAATCGGATTTTTCTTAGGTTCACTTGAAACAACTGCATTATTTAATTTTTTATTCGTGTTTACATTTAAGTATGGCATAATTTCTTGATGACTTCTATACTGAATGTGATGAACATGATAGTAAATATCTGAAGGCATAGTAATAGGATATTCTGTCATAGTATCATTCAATTCGACTTGCCAAATAACCGGTAATACAAATACTACTTCCTTCGCAGTATTGAATTCTTGTTTAATAAGACTCATACATTCAGCTAGGAAAGCTAGTCTTTCTGTTAAATTATTTTTTTTCATGGAAATACCTTTAAAAAACATAATATCTTCAATCACAAACCATTTATTACCCGACTCTTCTTGGAAAAACGTTCCGTATACTATTGTCCCTAGTGATAATGCATTATCAAATGGAGTAGGAATAACAGTAGCCTTAGTTACCTTTTTCTCACGATTTAAATCTAATAAATAACAAACATCCTGATTTTGATGAAATGTAAACCATGCAAAACATTTTTTTCCGGTAGGAATAGCTAAACAAATATTATAAAGAGGAGAAACTTTCTTATGCGAAATAGTTTCATAGGAAAGTTCGAATTCAGGGAAACGTTTCATAAGTTGGGAAGTTTGGTTTTGAGAGAGTTCCATGATAATATTTTAATTATGATGGACCAGTACATTATATACAAGGTTTGCTTTTATATTTTTTCTAAAATTAATTAAACGAGTTTATTATAATAAGACATAATTTTATTTACATAAATCCAGTTATCTTTATTCTTTTCATAACATTCTTTTATGTAGTACCCGTCCGCGTTATATTTGTCGATTTCCCATCGAATATTTTTGCATAAATTAAAATCAATCAAAAACATGGCTGTATCTATATTATAAATTTCTATATTGTCTCCTGTAAGGAGTTCTTTGTACGGATATACGTTATTGGGACGACTTTGATCAAACGTATATATTCTTCCAGGTTCTAATTTATCCAATAATGAGTAAAAATCTCTATGAATTATGTTATCATCATCTAAGAAGTATAAATAAGTATCTTGCGTTTCTATTAAATCTAACGCATAATTTCGTTGTGGATTCCCACTTATTCCTTCGCCAACATAAATATACTCTTTTATTTTATCATGTTTTTCTAATAGATTGGGTAGTTCACTAATTTTTGTTCCATCATAAATAATATACCAATTATCAACGTAATCAAAATCTATGCTTTCTTGTATCTTTAATAGATTTTCTGGACGAATGCATGGTGTAATTATTGTAATTTTTCTTTTTGGGACATCTATATAATTTTGTAAACTTAATTCGTTAAAATTAGAATCGATAATGATAGAATCTTCGCAGTTTTTATAAATTAATTTATAGTATTTTATTAATTCTTCTGTTGTATTGTCTGCTAGATAATAACATTTCATCCTATCGAATCTTAAATAATCTATTTCTCTACTAAGATCGTCCATGTTATATTTATTATCTAATAATAAGAAATCGTTTGTGGGATCATGATATAATTTCTTCAATAATTCTTTATGTTTATGAAAGTTTTCTAATCCAAGAATGCAAAATTGTTTCTTATGATTTACGTTTATAATTTGATTACAATATTTATATTGGTAATTTTCACGTTTCCATATTTGAGAAAAAAATTTACTATAAATAGGATCTTCAAATGCATTTAATTCTTTCATTTTTTCATTTATATTATATTTTTCATAACACTGAGGATATAAATGAGATACACATAGGCGATTAATTTCTGAATTACGTATTAATGAAAAATTATTATTATTATGATTCATGTATTGGATATAACCCAATTTAGGTATTCTGCACATTTTTGTGTGAACTGCTGTTCTTAAAATAAGTTCATAGTCGTCGGAAATAGGTAAAAATTCAGAATAATTACCTATATCAAGAAGAGTTGTTTTACGCCATATTCTTGGATGATTTGGAATAGCTACTATATGACTTAGTGTTGTGCTATTAATATTAGGGCAAATAGCAACATTAATCCATTTATTATCATGTTTTTGACAATAATATCCACTATATCCTAGAGCGAAAAAATCTCCATAACTAAAATTATTACCGTTTTCATATAAATTGGCAAAATCCATGTAAATAAAACCCACCTCAGGATCCTTATCGAAAACTTGCGCGGAATCATAAAGTGTATCTGGTAATATTTCATCATCATGATCCAACTCAAGAAGATATTTACCACGACATAACAATACAGATTCATTTTTAACGTTACCTATATTTCCACTATTTTCAGAACGTTTATATAGTCTGATTCTTTTATCATTTTTGAAAATAGATTTTAAGAATAGAAAGTGGTCGTCTTCGGGGGAATCGTCTAATATAACCCATTCCCAATCTTTTAATGTTTGTTTTTTAATACTGTTATATGCACGAAATATTTTATCATATGATTTATAGCAGGTCGTAAAAATGGAGAATACAGGACGGTTAGATGCAGGGTTATCAACAACGTTATTAATAAAGCAATAATTCACGATTCCATTAAAGTAATTTATGTCAGTTAATTCATTAAGATGTATCCATCTTTTATTCATACGATCCGCAATTATGGATTGAACATTCCACACATATTCCGAACAATCTGAATCTCCATAAGTAATTAATATTTGGTTGCTAGAATCAAATAATTTATTAAGATCATTCTTATCATTTGTTATTGTTATAGAAAATAGAGAATTCTCCTTGTTTGTGTCAAAAAAATTATCAATTTCTTTGTATTTATCGTATCTATAAAATAATATAAATGGGTACTTCATATATTTTAATAAACGACATAATTATTACATTTATAACGAAAATCAATAATTTTAGAGTTCATTTTGCATAAAGTTTGTAAGATCATTATCCATAGACTCTAAAATTTCTTCATTTAAAATAGATGTATTTTGATAACTTTTTTGTGGTATATTTTCCTGTAATTCATGAATTATTTTCTTATATTTATCAATTTGAGTATTTACTAAATCCTTTGTTTTTTTTGTACTATATGTATCTTTTAAATATGTCCAAATGGAATGAAATAAATAAATAATTAATAAACACACGAATATTTTAATACATATTCCTAGAATTATAGTATACATATAAACTAATAACTATTAATATTTAATTATTTCAACGTACAACAAAATAATATGAAAAATTGAATTAAAACGAAATAGATAGTAAGAATTATAAAAAATGGCGCCCATTACTATTCTTGTTGTAGATAAATCTGGTTCTATTAAAGAGACTACTTTAAAAACATATGATGAATCCGAGTTGTATAAAAAGGCAGGATTGAAATCCGCAGAAGGTTTTAAATGTTATGCGGAGTGGAATATTGATGATATAAATGATAAAAACTATTCAATTTCTGTCTTTGGTAAGATAACTGGAAAGGCAAATCAAGAAAACAAATATGATTTTCCACCTCCTATAGATAATACACTATTCTTTGGCAGCTGTATTATTGTAAATAAAAATGAGGACGTTGCAGTAAGTATCACAGAAGAGGAGTGGGATTCTATTTATGATTATTTGTTTGGAGGGTTTGAAGATCTTGGAGAAGAGGATAGTGAAGAAGAAGATGAGGATGAAGATGATGATTTACCAAGAACAAAGGAAGGATATGTTAAAGATGATTTTGTAGTTGATGATGAAGATGAGGATTATGATGAAGATGAAGAGGAAGAGGAAGAGGAGGATGAGGAGGATGAAGAGGAAGAGGTGTATACAAAAAAGCAATCCTCAAAGAAGAAGACGAAGGCAACTACGAAAACCTCAACAAAAACTTCTGATAAAAAAAGTAAAAAGGGTTCAACTTCAGCAAATGTATTTGTAAATATTACAGAAGAAGAGAACTATTTAGATTGCACTAGTGAACTTAGTGAAGAGGAGTATCTTTGAATAATTCTATTCATTATTATAAAGAACAGATGAAATAATATAAAAAAGTTTTTTATATTATTATAAATGGAAAACCAAAACAATATAACACTAGTAACTGCTTTCTTTGATATAGGGAGAGAAAATTGGAAAAATAATGATTTTAAGAGAACAGCTGACTTTTATATTACATCTTTTTTAACATATTTGAATTATCCTTATAAAATGGTATGTTATATAGATGAGAAATACATAGGGAAGGTTCTTGAAACTTATGAAAAAAGTGAATATAAGAACAAGAAGTTTATTCCAATTAATCGTGAATGGTTAAATAAGAATATACACGCATGGTCATTAATAGAAAACGACGAAATAATTTTAAATAGTGAAGAATTTAAGACATTTTTAAAGAAAAGATTGCCCTACATGTATCCGAACGGTATACCAGAAACAAATGTTAGAGAACACTTATGCCCAGAGAATATTTATCCAGAGTATAATGTGATCAATCATTCAAAAATAGATTTTATTATGCATGCAATTCAAAATAAATATATCGACACTTATTTTACTGGATGGAGCGATTTTGGTTATTTCAGTACATATCATTTGGATAAAGGATCTCTTCCGAAAAACATATTAGATACGAATAATTTTGATAAAAATAAGATTACGATTTGTTTACGTCGTAAAATATTAGATGAAGATAATGATATGTTTTTCACAACATTATTTGCTTACGAATTATTTATTGGAGCATTTTATGCCGGACCAACACATATTATGGAAAGATTTCAAAAATTATATCATGATTGCGTTGTTGAGTTATATAAAAACGGAATATCTGATGATGATCAACATGTTTATATTCGTTGTAATTTAAAAGACCCAGAAATATTGAATTTACGTATATTTGATGGGGACTGGCCGAAGGCATTAACTGTATTTCAAATAAAGGAAACGTAGTACCATTCTTTGCCCTTTACACCTTTTCTCATTTAAAACGCCCATTTTACTTGACAAAAAATAATAAAAAAATGTAAAATCAATAGTAGGAATTTCACCTACGATGGTCTAACTTTTCCTATTCCTTTTGAGTTTTTTAAGAGGTGAATATTATTAAACATGTATATAAAATTATTTTCTTTAATATTTTATATACATGTTTAATAATATAATTTTAGATATTAATTATATATTACGTACAATCAATAAATTAGATAGTCATGATATTGACAACGAGGTAGAGATTATAAAAAAAGGTCTTTTGAAAAATAAATTAAAGATATTAGAAGAACCTCAAGAAAGAAAAAGAAATAAAAAAATTGGGAAAATTTATGATGAAGAAATGAATATATTGGATAGTAAAAAAAGTATGTTTAATGACAAAAAACAACAAATGTTGCAAATTTTATCAGGAATATTAGAAAATACTAATAAATTTATAAATAAAGTAGATTCTGTTTCTATAGATAACGAAATTGAAGATTATATAAGGTTTCTTAATGAAGGCAAGATAGCAACTCTTGAAACTTTGACACGTGATACAATTTCTAAACATAAAATAAAACCAAAAACCGATACACAGAAAACAGTAATAAATCAACCATATGGTGGTAATGCACGTCGTACCAAAAAATATAGAAAAAAAAAGTTACTAAAACTATCAGAAATTTTAAGTAATACAGGAAATACCAAAGGATAAATACAGAAATATTGTAAAAGGAGCATACGAAAGACCTGAAAAATATGTAAGTAAGAACAAAACAAGGAAACGACCAAAGAAAAACTATCTATAAAATCTCATGTAAAATGGGCGTTTTAAATGAGAAAAGGTGTAAAAGCTTCCTCTAAAAATTATAAGAATGATTGTTTCTATTAATTAATAAATATAAAAACAATTTAAATCTTACAACGGAATCAATAGAAATGAATAAAATAGATAAATTCTATTACATAAATTTGACACGTTCTCCAGAAAGAAACATAAAATTTTTAGATAATTGCAGAAAACAGGATATACCTTTCTCAAAATTACAGAGATTTGAAGCAGTTGATGGTACAACGTTTAATTTTACACCAGAAATAGAAAAGATGTTTGAAAACTGTGATTATTTTAGAACACTTGCTCTATACAGAAGACATAACATGGATGAAAAAAATTATAATATTTCAGTACAAACAACAAGAAAAATAATGGGGAATCAACTTAGTCATTATACGATATTGCATGATATTATAAATAATGGCTATAAGTATGCGATAATATGTCAAGATGATTCAAAATTTAATGATAATTTCGTAGAGTATATTGATAAATTAATGGATAATATTCCAGAGGATGCGGAATTAATAAATATTGGTTTAAATAAAGTAGTAAATGGTTCAATTACTACTCCATGGGATTTTGGAAAGGATAAAGATATAGAAATAGCGAAGGATGTAGTAAATGATTATGTTTGTAGATTAAAGGAAAATATGGACCCATGTTCTCTAGCATACATAGTAACATTACAAGGAGCAAAGAATTTAGTACGTCATTTTTTGACAGTTGGATTTTTGAAGGCCGCGGATTGTAATTATAATGAATATTTGATAAAAAAAAATATTTATTATTGCTCTCTAAGAGTAATGGTAACAAGTGGTGATTTTGTAAGTGATATATTTTCTGTTTCGAATGTGTTAGAGGGTTACACAGGTCCGCTGTATTAATGAAAAATTGATTGATATTAATATTTTAAATTAATATCAAATATATAAAGACTTTACTCTTATAAACAGAAATGTTGAAAATCGGGAATCCGGATAATTTCCGTAAGAATGTTGTAGATAAGTTAGAATCGATATTTGATGATAAACGGAAATGTATAAATTTGGAAAAAGGTGTATTTAATTATGCGATTAAAGAGGCGAATTCGAGAAAGATTATAAAGAAATGGGAAAACCCGTATTTCGCACAAATTTATGTGGATCGCCTACGAAGTATTTACCTTAATTTAAAAAAGCCGGAATTGTTGACTATGATTAAAAATGATGAAATTACGCCACAAGTTCTAGCCTTTATGACACACCAAGAGATGGACCATGAACACTGGCGGGTAATGATTGAAAGAAAGATAAAGCGTGATGCTAGTAAATTTACAACAAATGTTCAAGCATCCACAGATATGTTTACTTGCAGGAAGTGCAAGTCAAAACGTTCATCATATATAGAGTTACAAACCCGCTCAGCGGATGAGCCGGCTACTATATTTATAACTTGTCTAGATTGTGGAAAACAATCGAAAAGGTCTTAAGCATGGGAAATAGTATGGCAAATAGGAATTTCATTACTATTTACCTTTACCATAATAGCATCATTATCTTTTTTTGATATCCAGAAAACAAATTTCTCATTTTGTTTCGTAAAACCAATACAGAACTCAACGCCGATATGTTGAAAACAAAAAGGATCTGAAAATTGTAATGGTTTTAACGTTTCCTTATCTAGAGTTACTAACATATGATAATATTGTCGAGGGTATGTTTCTTCACAAAAGTGAACAACGCCAAGTAAATCTTCTCCATTATCAATAAAAATAGTAGAACCCCGAACCCTATGAAAGTCATGCGAATTTATTTCATAGGATTCAGTAATTTCTAATGTATTAGTTTCTGTATTCATTTTACCAAGTTGAAAAGGCGACCATTTATAAATAAAATATTCATTATCATCTTTAATAATAGGTATCCAATTTTTTTCACAACCTGTGTAGGTAGGAGGTTGTAAAATTTGGTAATTTGAATAATTTAAACTATGAGGGTCATAATTACCGATGATCATACGGTTTGCGCGATCACCTATATAATTTACGTTTGTAGCAATAAATTTAATAGTGTTTTGATAAGTATACAAACGAATATCTTCTAATCCAACTGAATATGTATCATGGCTCTCCATATTTATAGTAGTATCATCCATTTGATTATAACTTTTTGGTAAAAAATCAGAATTTAAAATAGATACTATGTTTTTTGTTATTAGAGTACCATTTGGATGTTTTATATCATAAGAACCCGAAGGGGAATAGGAATAATTTACAAACCGAGTATTTAATATATGTTCTCCATTATAATAAACATAAGCTGGCGAAGAAGAAGAAAAACTTTCTATAGTAGGGTAATCGTATGATATTTTTTCTAATTTATCATCCAATTGTAATGCATAGAAACGGGTAGGTATATTAATTATACTATCGTTATGATCTGCGTTATAAAAAGATGGATTCCAATCAGTATTTGCTTCTAACCATGCCCAAAAGTTGACCTCCCAAACTAATTTGCGATGTTCTTTAATAAATTTTTCAAAATTTGATTTGTATAATTCAAATAACGAAATGATGGAAGAACGGTCTCCCATAAAAAACCCTCCGCAAAAACGCCAATGTATTTGATTCAAAATAGATGCTACATCGTTTTTATCTAATTTATTCCAACATCCAGGAAAAATTAAAAATTTGGATGGGAAACTACGTCTAGATAAAATAGATAAATCTTCTAATGTGTTCTCTAAATTTTTAAATATGTATGCTATACTAAAATCTATCCACGCAAAATGACTCGTGTTCCAAGGATTGTTTTGAATAGCATCATCCATAAATTCTACCTTTGAATTTTGCAATATTATAAATTTCATAGTATCCTTATTTTGACAACGGCGTTCGGGAAGAGAATAATCAGTCGATTCGCAAACTTTATGGCAAAATGTATTTTCTAAATGAATAGTTTTCATTAGTTTAACATTTGGATAGGGTACGATTAATTTTGAAAGTTCATCTTCAGAAACAGCATCTGTATATAAACAAAGTCGAATTCCAGTTTTAGCTATTTTTTCAAATAAATTATATCTAAAATCATTATTTTTATCATCAAATGATTTTTCATAAATGTTTATAAATGCAGTAACAAATGTAATATTTGTCATAATACTATTAATATTTATATTTATTATTTTTGCGAATAATAAACTAAAAGAATTTATAGAATATATTATAAATGGAAGAATTTCCGAATAGTATATGTATTGTAATTGCATCACATATTTCAAACCCAAAAAGAATAAGGTATTTAATAGAATGTTTAGATTCTTTAACAAATCAAACAGTTCCTATATCAATTTATTTATCGATTTCTATTGAAAATGATATATTAAAAGAAGAATTATTATCTATTTTTAAAAAACAAAATTACAATAAATTAATTTTAAGAATAAGAGATGTAAAAACACAACAAATGCGGCATATTTATTTATTATTAACGGAATTAATGCACAAACATAAATGGGTAATGTTTTGTGATGACGATGATACTTATGATAATACTCGTGTAGAAAAAATAATGAAAAATATTTATATTGGAGATTATGAATGTAATACTATTCATAATAAAAAGTTAGCAGGACTTTACGAAAGCACGTTTGGAAAAGATCATCGAGAACATCGTCATGAATATTGGTGTTATTGTGTAAATATTGAAGTATTGAAAACTTTTTACAATAAAATAGAAAATTATCCGGATATAATAGATAATAAATGTTGTGATGTTCTTTTTGCAGAACATCTGAGACGTTTAACTCCAGATAAATATTTATTTTGTCGTTTAGAA